TGCTTTGACTGCTTTCATGTATAGAATGGAATATTTAACGGACTTCATTTCATCGGCGTTCTCAGGTGTATTAACAAGTCCACCCATGCCAGACGCTTCTAGCTCTTGAGCTATGACGCCAATCTCTAGTTGAGCGTTATCACCGTAAGCCTCAACATCATCAATCTTTTTGTATTTACGAACCTGTATAGCTTTGATGTCATCCCACTGGCTTGACGCATCCACTATATCTTGTTTTGCACGTTCATCCGAAAGCGCACCGTAGCTGTTATCGTGATTTCGCAAATTTCCGTTTAAATCAATGACGCAACGTGTAGCAGAACTATCACGACATCTTAAAAAATGTCCCGCCGAAGAATCTACAGAAATTCCAGTATTTACAATATCAATACCTTCTGGAACACCAGACGAAGCAGAATTGGTGAGTGTTAAACCATAGTTTGACGTATGGGTAGAACTTAGAGTTGGCCTTCCGAGGGCGTCGATGCGCACGGCTTCTGCACCACCAGTATAAAACTTTATCACCCCACCACCAGTGGTTGCAGTAGCAAAGCCTAAGTCGTAAGCGTCAGAAAATATGCGTGGGTTTTCAGATTCGTTAGAGTTATTGCTTAACGAAATTTGTCCTCCAGAAGAACCGTTAGTGACTTGCAAAAGCTTTCGACTGCCACCCGGTGTAAATGTTGGTACTACCCCAATCCCGACATTGCCGCTGCTGTCCAGCGTGACCGCAGTACTAGTAGCGTTATCGTCGATACCTTGTGATGTAAATGTTCCCGTAACCGCAACATCACCGCTCGCGTTTGCTGTAACGAAAGAACCAGCGCCGTCAGGGATCGCAATCGTCTGATCTGTGTTCGTGTTCGGAGCTTCGAGCGTTACTGTGCCTGTGCCGGAAGCGTTACCTTTTAGTTTAAGTATGCTCATTCGTTGCTCCTTACGCCACGGTCCAGACAGAGCCAGATGGAACCGTTACAGTCACACCAGTGTCAATTGATACAGGCCCACCAGAAATAGCGTTGTTGCCGCTGGTCATGCTGTAGTCTTCAGTAATCGTGGCAGCATGTTCCCACAATCCAGCGTCAGTTGTGTTACCACCACCTATGGGAGCCCATTCAGCTCCATCATATCCCTCAAATCCGCTGTCATCGGTATTGTACCGAACGGAACCTTGTGTCGGAGAACCGCGCTGTGCAGTGGTTCCAGAAGGCAAATCAAGGAAGTCCGTAGCCGAGTTAGCTTGGCTGGATACATTGGTAATTGTGACGCCAAGATTGGTTCGCGCATCTGCTGCTGTGGCTGCACCTGTTCCACCATCTGTAATAGGCAATGCTGACGCCAGGCTACCAGTCAGGTCCAAGGTTCCAGCAACAACCAACGTGTTACCAGATCCAATATTCAAGCCGACAGAAGTACCTGTGCCATCAGAAGTAAACAAAGCATCCAGGGTATCAAGGTCAGTGTTAAGTTTTGTTCCCCAAGTGTCGCGCGACGCGCCAACCTCGGGCTTTGTCATATTGAGGTTAGTTGTATAGGTATCAGCCATTTATATTCCTCACGCCTCAGTCCACGTTTGGGACGGGTCTATTTTAACCGACCACGCCTGTTCAGTCACGCCCTGCGTTGTCCATGTCTCGCCAGTGATTGGATCAACAGACCAACTAGCATCTGGCAGAGCTTCTGGAGACCAGTCTTCTGGCGCAACAGGTTCTGGTTCCCATAAATATCGACCATTTGCCACAAAACCTGACAATGCTGGCATATCAGTCTCACATGGCATCTTGCGGGTTGGCGTTGCTCCTGCAGAGCTTTCCGCCACAATGTTACTTACACCAACTATAGCCATAACGCTATATGCACTACCGCCAGTAGTTGCCTCTATTTCTGCAATCACACCTCGGAAACGGTCTACAGCACTCGTAGCACCGCTGGTGGCATCCATATCTGCGTTTGCTAACCTCACCTTCACTGCATCGGCAGATGCGCCACTGGTGGTCGTTACAGAGGCTCCTACAGGCTGTATGCGCGTTATGGTAGCTGATACGGAACTAGATGCAGCAATCGTTGCTGCAGCGTCGTTAATCCTGTCTGCTGTGGCACTAAAACCAGACGTTGCAACTATAGTGGCTTCAGCAAGCTCAGTGTTAGCGGCAGCAGCAGCAGTTGTGGAGGCAGTGATAACTTCTGCCTCAACCGCTTCAACGTGTGTCGGTGTAGAAGATGCGCCAGACGTTGCCGATATATCAGCATCGCCTGGTTGTACTCTTATGCCAGTTGCTGTTGCTCCTGACGTGGCCGCAATGGCGACTTCAGCGTCAATGATGAAGTCTTCACCATAGACACCTTCACCATAGTCATAGACGCCATAAGCGCGGCCCAGAGCCATATTAGTCGAGCGTTACTGTAAGAGCCGCAGTGTTGAACCGCAGCACGTCACCAGTATCGACTGCCTTGCTGGTCGTTAAATTTGCATAAGCTAAAAGGTTGCCAGCGCTAGAGGCATCAAAGATCCCGGCTGCGACTACTGTACCCCAAGAGCCACCGGCTTCTGGAAACTCTACAGGAGAAGAGTTAGAGGCAGTCGCTGGAGAGGTGCCTGATACTGAAAAAGTCACTGCTGTCCGTGCATAGTCAGTTCCGCTTACTTCTGTGCCACCGCCGGTATCTGTTGGAGCAACAGTGTAAAGGGCAACATACCACGCTGTGGGACGTGTTGCAGAACCTGAAGTCAGGAGCCAATCAAGCACCAGGTCTTCAGTGTAGTCAGTAAATCCAGCCATCTAAAAACCTCCTAATAAGTCTGTCTGGTGCGAGTGATAAGTGGACCGCCACTGTGCGCTGCTGTGTCACTTTCGTTCTGCAGTGCAACTACTCGCGTTCCATAGAATTGAGCAAATACTGGTATACGCTGGTCGTCCATCAGAAACGGAGCAGCATGGGTTAAAGCGCCATACAGATACGCATCTGGGGCTTTTTCCAGTAGCCAGTTAGTCGTCACGCTATCAGAGAGAGCTGGTATCTTTTTATAGTACACCATCTCAATCTCTACATCGTCACCAGGCGCAGGCACCAACTCAATCGCATCATCCATGATCGAGTAATACGTTACCTGCGTATAAAGTTGCTCTTTTTTAATCAGGTTAGCCTGATCAAGCGTTACATAACGCAATGGGCTCACACCAGATACCATCTTTAGGCTAATCGCCTCAAGCCAATCGGAAGGAAGCTGAACGAACTCAGCAGAGCTTGTGGCCTCTGCTCTCACCACCTGATCACGCAAACGCAGTTGGTTGTTTAGATCGACTTCAACGAATTGAATAAACATAGGGATCTGGGAAGTCAGATCTGCCCTGTTCAGATAATCTGCGATCTGTGCCTGCAGCGAAGCATAGTCAGTGATGGTGGCCATCCTTTAGCCCTTCATCCAGTGTGTGCGAAACGGCAACGCCTCATCAGAGGCCAGCCACCGCTTCATTGCATTCTTATCACGAAGAATACCACGATTTGATAAATCTAGATAGACTGACATTGGAAGCCTTGCGACGAGCACCATATCGTTGTTGCGACCAGTGCGAGAAACGTCATTGCGGATCTGCTCGTTCTCTTTCGCAAGATCGGTAATGTCTGTCTTTGTCTCTAATACAATTTTATTGTCAGTGGTTATGTGCATCCGCTGCAGCGTCTTATCTGCTGCA